TAGAGGAAGCAATTGCTGAAGTATCTACAGTACCACTAACTGCCTTATACCACAAGCCACCCTCACCATTAAATTGAGAATCAGTTGCAGCAGCCCCACCTACCAACCCAGTACTAGGATCGCCAGCAGCAGTAGCACAAGCACCAAATACTATTTCGTCAACTCCAGTATTTACTAAATTACCTGAATTAATTGCTGTTCCAATATTCTTAGCTGTTGCTACTTCCTGATCCTTCGTCACTACTCCTGATGGTGTGAAAACGTAAACTATAATATAAAGATCCGTGACAGCAGAAGGAAATGTGACTGTATAAGTTCTACTACCAGAATTAGGAGAGGATAAAAACCAAGCAAAAGTACACTGAGCATCAATAAAAAAGTTAGTAGTTCCTAATGATAAATTACTAGTACCATCATCCACACTAGTTGGTGCAACTACTCCTGCTGTTCCCTGACCACAAGCAATTAAAACTAAATCACCAACATTAACTGAGCCAGGGACAGCTATAGATAATGTAGCTGATGAACCGCCATTGGATGTTCCTATCTTAGTATTTAAAGTAAATCCCATTTTAATTATTACTTACTAATCCTACTCTTAACAATCTGAATTCCCTTCTCACCTAGTAGGCCGGATAGCATAAATAATTCAATCCACTTAATAGTCTGTGCACTATCTTGAGATTCTTTAACAGCATCCATCTTAGTTTCTAGGGTAGAGAAACGATGCTCAATTCCTACCTTATCAGAATTATAAGCTAGTTCCAAATCCTTGAGTCTAGTCTCATCTACTTGAGCAATTATTACTGGTTTGGATATGATACTAGCACGCATATCACCAGCTATCATAAACCAACTAAGACCACAGAGAAAGAACATAATGGCAACACGAATTATTATTCCCGAGTCAGAATCTATAATTTTCACGAATAGTTCCAATCTTTCTGGCATTTTACTATACCATTGTTCTTTTTAATTCAAAGTGCCCCAGATATCAGCAGGTGTAGTTGTAAGAGTTGCTACATTAGTACGATAAGCCACGCCGGGAATCACAGCTATATCTATGGACTTATTAGCAATCAAATCGAATGCTGCTAGTACTTGCCATGTTATCTGACCATCAGAACTAAATTCAAAATTACCAGTTAGAACAGTAGCACCTACCTGGCTAACTTTAACAGTATGAGCACCAGGGGGACAGATTATTGAGAATGGGACTACCCTCCCTGTTCCAGTAGCTACTAAGGCATTACCAATCTTAGTAGGATTACCGACGTTTAAACCAATTGGCTGTAACATTACTGTGGTCCTCCATTATTAGAAGCAACTGGTGCTTTTACTTGTGGTCCTTTGTTCTGTGCTGGATTTGCTTGTTGATTATTATTGCTTGGCGGTGCAGCCTGCATCTGAGCCATCATTAACTGTTGCTGATGTTCTCGTCCATGTAGTAGACAGTTTAGATACGCAAGAGGGTTAGACTTCTTTAAATCCTGCCCAGTATCTGAGGACAGGAAATTACGAATAACACGCAAGTGAATAGCATTATCATCAATCTCTGGTTCAATCATTACTGATGACTGTTCTTGTCCACCTTGACCTTTTTGTGGTTGTCCTTTAAGTAATGATGATATTTCAGATAACTGTTTAGTAGCTTGGGTTGAGTCTAAATCTGATAATTCCTCTAATCCTAAAAATCTAAATACTACTCGTCTGTTTTCAGGAGAGAAGAGGAACTCATTAATCAATTCATTATTAAGTTGAACCATGTTCTGCAATAAAGTACGCTTTTGATCGAACGAGACCGGAAGATTAGTAGAGGATTCTGGTAGTAACAAGTCAAAAGTACCCTCTTGGAATTCTTCCTGTAGAAAAGATTGATTATGGAATTGTCCATCTGCGGACGGCTGTGGGTACACTTCATCCTCTATCATTGATCCTATATGATCGAGAACACACTTATGGATTAAATCAGCCCACCAAAAGTATAGGAGTTGATAGGGAATTGATAATCGTTGCAGTGCATAATTACGAGACTCTTGATATTCCCCAAGAGTTTTAGAACCCTCAGTTTGGGGTCCTCCAAATATTGAGGGAAATGCGCCCACGACGAATTGGGACTTGTTCTCAACCATTCTATCAAAGCTAACCGCTTCTGCTGGTATACTTGAGGTTTTGAGTTCATAGAAATAATCACCTAGTCTTTTCTGTGAGTTTAATGGAGTCTTAGCAGGGTAAACAGAACCGGGTGAAACCTCCTGCTTAGAATAAGATTCAAAGTCTAAAATCTCGGGATCAGCAAATGTGGAGGGAACTGAGTGCTCAAAGGATTCTACCATTAGATTCAGAGAAGTATTCTCCAAATCCTGCATTGGTAGTAATGGCTTACTTAAAGGATCTCCGTGAATTGATCTAGATAAATCACCCTTAGTAATAGTCCAGTGGTCATCCAGTTTCTCAGCCTCAGCTTTAGCAAATGTATCTTCTACTGCTTCTAAACGAACACCGTCAGGAAATCGTTTCAATAATGAAGCAGCACGATCCTCATCAAGAATATTAAACATCCAAGGCCTGAACCATGCTCTCTTCAATGTTAGTAGAGATGTGAGATAAGAATCAGTATATAAGCGACCAAGGGACTGCATCCGAGCAATCTTCTCAAATGATGAGGTATCTCCTTGCTTCAACTTATTACGATCCATCTTAGGATACATTGTTCGTAAGTACCCATAATGCTGATCGGTATATTCTATGAGATAACCACACGCCGCTTGATCAACTGCATAGGTTGGTAGTTTTACATTGAGAGTTCCTTTAATATTTATCTTTTCAAAACCCTTAAAAGTCTCCTCATAGCCATCCTCCACTGGTCCTTGCTCAGTTGGGCCTTCATTCAATTTGAGAGGAGCCTTACACTCAGGACAGTCATTGAGATTAACGTCAGTAGAATACCCACACTCAGCACAATCGTAAGTATCAGGACTAACTTTAACATCACCCATTTTAAACTTCGGCGTTTTGACCGAGCCGTATTTCTTATCCCTGTCATAGTAGTTATACGCCGCGACGTAATGATTGTTGAATAGTGTGAATAGTGCTTGATAGAAGATTAGTTTAGTCTTATTCTGCTTTGCTATTATCTTACCTAATTGCTCAGCTTTCTTAGCTGCCCTTACATCTTCAGGCTTGTCAGCGTCTCGTGGTGAGAATGGTACTCCTGGAACCTCCGCGGACAGAGCAGCAATAATAGACAAACCATGAGCCTTGAAGATATTATCTATATAATCATAGATGAACTTAGTATCTTCATTAGAGGAGGTCGCCTCCATTACATCATGAGTTGGTACACGGAAATCACCAACATTCTGATCCCAGAATATATACTGAAAGCCATGCCAGTATAAATCATTCTGCTTAGCTTCCCTAAGCATACGCTGACGAGTATACTCATCCTCCTTCTCACACTCCTTTAATATTTCCATTAAAGCTAGTTGATCTGCTTCAGAGAGGTCTGAGTCTTCAGTGGTAATGGGATTGGGATTTTCAGCCATTGTTCTTATTACTTCTTCTTCCTATTCTTCATCAATGCTTTAGCAAACTTACTCTTATCAGTATGAGTTGTTTTATTTAAGAACTCACGTGCAACTTCTGGACTGGGACCTGATGCTGATTTACCATTAGAAGCTGCTTCCATCAGTCCAAATTGTTTAGCTGACTTTACTGGCATCTTCTCCTCCATCTATACTAATACCAACTTCCTTTTCTAAAGCTAATAAGCGAGCCGCTTCAGTCTCTTTATTCTTATTAAGATAGTAAACTTCCTTCGCTCTGTCCTCAAGAGTTTGTCGTTGATTAGTCCAGTTTAATCTCTTAGTTCCTATTTGTATCGGCTGCTGACCAACTTGTATTGATTGATTGATAACTGGTTTATTAACTCCAGTCATATCGAAGATTCGGTCGATTAGGAGCTTGGACTCTTGCTTACTATCAGTCAATTCTTCTCTCAAGAATGCAACTTCTGTTAGTAGTCTCTCATTGCTTAGTTCTAATTCTCTAATACGAGAATGAGCTATTTCCAAACGAGGATTGATAAACTTAAACATAGTGTCTCCGTCCTCTACCAAATCGAATAATCTTTCTAGTATTCAAACGATTCTTCTGTTCTAAGAATTCCATCTTCCTATAGAATGATGTCATATCATTGTTATTATTCTGTGCTGATACTATCTCAGCTCGTCTCAGTTCAATTGCTTCCCTTGATACTGATGTAGAGAAAAGCTTCTCAATTCCTTTACAGAAATAGCGAGTACCATCATAAGGATCATCACCCTTAAATTCTTTAACATCCTCGACGTTAGAACCCTTATCATCATAAACGCATAGTGGTAGGGTTTTAATTAGTAAGGGACAGTCTTCAGTGACTAGGAGTTTGGGTAGTATTTCTTGGACCTCCTGAGGTTGGACTGCGAACAATCCTTGATATTTCTTATAAGCATCCAATCCTTGATTCCTAAGAATCCAATCTGCATGTTCTGGTCTGTACTCTCCAACAATATTAGCAGTGAATACCGGGCGGGACTTCCATCTCAAATAATCATGGACTAGCATCTTACCACCTATTCTATCATTGGTGGCTTTCTCTAAGCGCGGTGACTTACCAGTAATCTCCAACCATGTCTGTGAGAATTTATCAGCAATAGTCTCTGATTCACGATGCTGCCATGCTGACGGATCCAATACAATATAAGGATCAATTCCATCTGATAAACAAATATTAGCTAGATTAGTAGTCCATGTCTTAGTTGTTTCTTTATATGAGTGATACTCACGATATGCTACTGCTCGTTTATTAGGTAAGGCACAACCGAATAAGGCATAAGTCATAGCCTCATAGCCCCAGTCTATTGCTAGTATTCTAGGAATCCAATTATCAAATGTCTGACTAGGAATTACATGTTGAGCAGTAGGAGGTTCATCTGCAAATGGTGCTAATCTCCATTCATCAAATACTTGCCCAGAGAAAGTCCACCAGTCTCCATATAATTTAGCTCTCTTCTCAGCTTCAGTTAACATTTCCAATCGTACTTTATAAAGAGGGTCACCCTCCATTAGCTTGGGATTATCAGTGAGGAATGCTTGGATGAAGATCCGTTTGATAGGAACACCACCAATGTTCTGTACTAAAATCTTACCACCAGTGGGATAAGGCTCTACGAATCTTTTCCTAACCCAGCCATGTCCAATGTTACCTGGATTAGAGGCTGAGCATACATTAGCTGGAATGCTGGGATTAGTGGAACGACAACGAGAAAATGCGAGAAAGTTGTATTGGAATTCTGTAAAAGAAGTGAGTTCGTCAAATGCGATGTAGTTATACTCGGCCGTATCATACTTTCTAACATCACTTTCTTCTTCAGCATGTCCAAATGTTATTGTTGCTCCCGATGGAAAGGTCCATTTCTTATTTGATTTATTATAAGTAGCACCAAAGTCATTGTAAGAAGGAATCTCAGAACCATCGGCATTGATCTTTCCGCTCTGTGATCTCTGTATTAGAGACTCCTCCAACTGAGCAAATGTCCTTCTAACAATAAGACCCTTGAAACCCTTAACATCAGTCCATTGTTTAATCAAAGGTTTCATCAAAAGAGCTTCAGACTTACCACCACCTGCTGCGCCACCGTAAAACTGTTCGAAGATAGAATCAGGGAGAGATAAGAACAGCTCTTGCTTGCCAGTGTTTGGCTTCCATACCTTCTCAATAGTAGGTTGTACTGTTATCATCTTCCTTACTCAATAAGACTAAGCAGACACTTCAATCATCTCAAAATGCTCTTCTCTTGATGGTTTGGGTTGGTGCATGATTATACTAACTTTAACACCACTATTCTTCTCGCCGGGTTTAACATTCGCAATAGTCCTACTCATATTCATTGCTACTGTTGATAAGTCTTTCGCCGAGCATACCGATAATTTATCTTCAGTAATCATACCTAATGCAACTAACAGTTTCTCAGCCGCGACCTCCTCAGCCATCTTAGTAATATTATCCATTGCTTTATCTATTTTATCTGAGGTACGGTAACCATTATTATCATGACTAATATTAGAGGCCGTCTGTGGTGAGATACCTAATACTGAAGCAGCAGTTGCATTACCCATAGTCCTAGCCAAAACACCAGCCGCAATAATTTCATCCTCAGTTAAGTTAGGTTTACCTTCTGGTCTTCCATTAACACAACCCTGCCACTTAACAACCTTAACCTTTGGATTATCTGATTCCTCACGCATTACATTAGCAAGGTTATCAGGACTATTCAATCTCTTAGCAATTTCCTCTTGAGTTAGTATCATAAATCACCATTAGTAGTTGAGTCGAGATACACGTCTAGCTGCCTGATTCGGAGTATGACACCTTTCGCAAAGTGACTCAAACGACTAACCTCTTTGAATTCAATAGTTAGGAGCAATTAAAAGAGCTTGACTTTTCCTAATCAATCACTAATAATAGAAGCATGAGAAAAGGCGATTCACTCCAGGACAGACAGCAGGAAATGAAAGAGAAGTGGGATAATACTAAGAGAAAGAGAAGAACTAAAGCTGAACTATTAGTATTAAGACAATCATCAGTAATAAATAATCCACTAAAGTTTAATTTCATTACGGAGCAGATAAAAGATCAAAGTGTCAAATTTTAAAATTTTTAAATTTGAATTGATAAATTGAGACTAGAGATGGGTTACTACACTGCTCCCCGAATGCCTTCATATGGAACCAGTAAAAGACGGCATGGGGGTGTCTTCGACTATTATTAGTGGTGCTATTAGTAGTATCGTACCAAGTTGGTGAGTGCTATTAGTGGTAGTGTTATTGGTAGGATAATAGACAAAGAAAAAGGCCCGACCTATTAAGATCGGACCTAATTCTACTAGCCGGCTAGAACGATTAGAGTTGAGCTTTGAACTGCTCGACTGTCATTCCGAACTTAGCAGCCATTGCTGCAATCTGTTCATTAACCTTCGCGACAGCACTGGCAGGAGTATTCATAGCAGCAAAAGCAGCATTCTGATTCGACTCCAGATTCCATCCGTCAATGACATAGGACACAACACAAGACTCAGTTGGCATTCCATCCTTATCAAGAACATATTCCACCTTACCTTTGAGGAACTCCACCAACTCAGCGAATGTGGGAAACTTAGCGTTAGACGCCTCATCCTTACCACCGCGCTTTGTTGCCGGAGTAATAATCTTGTTGTAGGTAAATGCTGGCTTGGCTGGCTTATTACCCTTGGCCGGTTTCGCTGTTGATTTTCGTTCGACTACTGTTACTGCCATTTTCGTTATCTCCTATTGATACTGCTATTACTACTAAATCTCAGGTAGTAGCGCCCTGCTCGATCCTTCCGATCTGCTACTACTATCTCATATCAAAAGACAAAAGTCAAATTCATAGCAAGCGTAAACAGTTCAGAATCAAGCGTTTACACCCCTCAAAATAGTTACTCCATTATTTCCAGAATTGATAGTCCCTAACGACCGATTTGACCACTATCATTGACGACCAATTGATAGGAATGATTACTAGTCTTTATTAATAGTGATGGTTTTCCCGTAAACCCTTTAGAATCAGTCGGACTCACTAAAATTCAGGTCACGTTCTAACATGATTTGAACATGCTTCTAACACTATTCTAACATGTTACTGGCAGTTTTTAACTCATTGATTCATAAGGGTTTATGGCCTGTCTCCTCCTAAGTGATTGATTCCAAAGGGGTTTAAGTCCTTTATGATTGACTCCCCCCACCCTTCCCTCTTATACCTTATATATATATATATATATTAATAGTAATAGTAAAGAATAGTAGTAGATAATGATGAACATGAATAGGTGTGTATAATCACTACCACTCAGGGAGAGTCTTGTCTGAATCGGTCATAAGTCCTTGTGATTCAGTGAGTTACACCTTCTAAAACCTGTCTGAATCATGTTTGAAGCGTGTTAGAATAGTGTTGTAATACTGTTAGATGGTGGTCTGTTTCGATGCTTTATGGTACAAAGTGACTCCTCGCAAGTGATTGACCCGTAATGAGTTACGAGCCTTTTCATGATGGCTCAGAAACCACGAAAAACACGCTCATAACCCCTTCAGAATGAGTGACTTAGAAGCCTATTGACAAACCGATCAGACTGTGATCTAATATTAGAGTGTTGGGATTCTCGTCCTAACAATAGTAGCAGTTAACATCAGTAATCAGTGAGGATTGAAAAATGAGCAAATATAGTGTAGAAGTAGTATTCAAGATTAGAGTAAATGTATCAAAAAGCGCTGATACTATTGAAGAGGCAAAACAATTAGCCTTTGAACATGCCAGAAAACAAGTAGAAGCACTCGAAGTATTAGAATCTTCAATAACCTACGAATATATAACTACTTAATATGAGTCAAGAACAAATCAATCACTCCTACTACTGTCAGCGTTGTCGTGGTGCTTTTATGACAGTTATCACTGATAATAATGGTTCGTCCGTCCCTAAGATTCGAACATTTAAGAATGGCTTCGAAGGACGATTCCTTACTTGTGGCCATGCTGTTAATGTTCAGGATGCTCCCGTTCATATTTCCTCTGAGAGTAAGGT